GTCAGATGTTTGGATAGGTCGACTTGTAGCGACAAATTGTGGGTATTTCTGTAAATATCGCCATAATGCCTTTTGGTAGAACCGAGAGGCATAGTAAGAGAATTCATTTCCCTTGGTAATTAAACGAACTTTTAAAGGTTCGCAAACCGCGGAAACTGAGACCTTCTTATGCATGTACTGATCATTAAGATCAGAGTCGAGAGACATCAAGTGGATATCAGACATCAGAGAGCCAAAATTGCTCCAAGTCGCCTGTCCACGTGTTGTTTTCACAACTCCTGGTCTTGATTCGTACATCTCAAGAAGATCGTTCTCTTCAGTGTCGATATTACCTGAATAATTGTGGACCTTTCGTAGGAACGCTCTTGCTCCGCCTTCTCCTCTTTTTGAAGAAAAGCCAGCGGAAGTAGAAGCTTCTAGCAAGGTAGGTGTTACGGGCTTGAACTTTTTAAAGAAACGTTGATAATATGGTTGAAAATCCATAAAGTCACTTTTCTCAGCCCAATCCGTAGGATTGACGTCGTGATCGAGCTCGGGTTTTGATAGAATAGTACGATGTTTTACCATCGCATCTCTAACAAAATCATCGGGAACGATTTCGGCACCTCTCTTCACACCTTGAAGAAGACCTTGGTAAAAACCTAGGTTCTTCCTATTAAAGGCCACAATACGCGATTTGAAGAATCTCTTCAATCGCCCGGTAAACAGAGAAATATGCATTGCTTCCGGAAAGGAAGCGGGACGGACTGGCAAGGGGTTCTTTAAGAACCTTGCCAGTGGATAGACAGTGAAGAACTTCGCGTTTTTAACGAAGTCTTCAAGATTCCAAGAGGCCATAGATTTTAAGGCCTCTAACTGCTCATTTAACTAAAGGATAAGAATTTAGGATATGAGTCGAGGATTACCTCATAGTACGCTCTGGATAACTTGAGCGCATGCGGTATTACTCGACTTCCTAAATTCCATTTCTGAAGTTTTGGTGAAAAACGTGGAGACACACAATGCATCCCTAAAAAGGACAAACCCGGCTTTAAAGCTGGGATGTCTTTCAGGGGAATTAATGCATGTGTGACGCCAAGCTCGGGACCATCCCGAGATAGGCACTCTAAGATCTTATCGGTAAAAGTTAAGGCGTTCATAACAACGAATGTCTTGATGAAAAATTCTTATACAGCAAT